CTTAGCCTCAGATTGAGCGTATTCAATTCTATTTAAGCGAAAGTCTTCTTCTATATCCTGAGTGCAGGTGGGACAAACCGTATTCTCTTTGAAAAACTTATGCTCTTTCGTAATGGTAGATACCTTATTGGATATCTGTCCTTTAAAATTGTTCAGTTTGGACAATTTCTTGTCAGCACCTACAAACTTCTCTTGAGTCTTAGTGAGATCAGTAACTTTACTTTCTATATTCTGATTCGTAGATACATAACCATCAGACTCAGATATCAAACCATCTATCTTCTTTTTATGTGATTGTATTGTGGTTTTACCTTGGTTTTCAAGTTCTTTAATAAACTTGTCTTGCATCTTGATTTTATCATCCAAGTTCTCTTTCTTCAAACTTAATGATCGAACCTGTTCTTTTTGTATTCTTAATTTATCTTTCAGTAGATTATTCATGAAAGAGAAGATACGAATATCAAGTAAATCTTCAATGACATCACGACGAACTGAACTTGATAGTTGCATGAAAGGCACAAAGGTACTACTTCCCAGTATGACTATCTGAGTAAATGATCTATAATTTACTTTGAGTATATTATCTTCTAGTATTTTTTGATTTGATCGGTCGTCAGCCTGTCGATGTAAAGGTTCTCCATTGACTTCAATATCAAATATATTTGGTTTGATACCTCTTCGGACTACATATTCTCTTGCATTTACATCAAACTCCAGTTCAACTAAGCATTCTCTTTCGTTGACTGTGTTGAGTAATTGTAATTTATTAATCTTACGAAATGGTTTATTGAACAAAACAAATGTTAGTGCATCTAACAAAGTGCTCTTTCCCGAACCATTGTGACCAATTATTAAGTTTGTATTCTTTTCAAGGAAGTCAATCTCTGTCCAGTGGTCTCCTGTTGACAGAAAATTCTTCCATTTAATCTTCTTGAACTTTATCATTACTAGTTGGAATCACAAGGTCATCAGGTGTGATGACAGCATACTTATAATTATACATGCTACAGGTCTTTATGGCAAGGTCATCAGCAACTTCGATGATTTCCATTGTACGCTCTGTATCAATTTCTTCATCCTGTAGCATTAATTTATACCTTTCAGCATCATCCTCTTCTTCAAATAGAAAGAGAACTTTATCACCATTCGAGTCTTGTACTGCAAAAGCACCATCGTCTTTACGGTGTTGGAGTGAAAGAAGGAACATTATTCTACCTCGCAGGCTTGTCTATACAGATCACGAAAAATGTTTTTTACAATTCCTTTATCAAATTCAATCTCAGATTCATCAATATAACGGTTTAGAATTGAAATGGTATTCTCATCTTCTTCAATATCAAATTCCTCATTTTCAACAATTGAGAAGTTCTCAACAATTTTTAAATCATGAACTCCAGAACGATATAATTTATCAATAAATTTTTGGAATTCTTTTGGACTTGATTTCTTACGAACAATAACTTTTACAATTTTATTCTCATATTCAGTTGTGTTAAACAACTTATGATTAGTATCTTCGTAATACACATTATAAAACAATTTATAAGGATTGTTAATTGCAACCTTTTCCTGAGTATCTGTATCAAAAAGATGAAATCCTCTTGGATCGTTTACATCATTCCAAAACATCTCATATGGATTACCTAGATAAAATATTTTTCCATCAGTAGATCTTGTATGAAAATGCCCAGAATAGACTTGTTCAAACTTATTAAACAAAGCAATATCCATTCCATCTTCCATCATATGACCACGAGTTGCCTTAAATCCATTTAGTTCAAGGTGTCCCATTGCAATCTTTGCTTTTGAATTTTTAATTACTTCAAGACTGTGATCATGATTATCAACACTTATCCAAGGTAAAAGAAGAATATCTAACCCATCAATATTAATATCAGTTGCTTTTGAATATGTTGTTATATTATCATAATCAGTTAATAATAACTCAGGTGAATTTATATCATTTGTATTTTTATAATAGCAGTCATGGTTTCCTGTGATTGCGTGAACCTTATACTTCTTCATCGGTTCAAATACAACTCTCTTGGCCCACTCTAGACTGTAGTAATCAATTGACTTTCGACTATCAAATACATCACCCATATGGATAATAGTATCAATTCCTTCTGCTTCTAACGAGGGGAAGAATACATCTTTATAGAATTTCTCAAAATAGTCATGCAAAAGTTTTGATCCCTTACGAGCACCGTAATGAGTATCTGTTATAATAGCAACTCTCATCTCACTTTCCTCCTTCTTTTTCTTCTCTTATACTCACCTAGTCCTAATAATCTCATAGGAGGTCTGATTAAGAAGTGCTCTACAGTAAAGATTCCAAACATTACCAATAGAAAACCTGTCATCCCAATAAGGACAATAGGTTCTAATATTTTTTCTACAATCTTATTCATTAATAACTTTTAGGATGAGTATTAATATCGCCATTGTCTATAGTAGCATGGTCAACATGATCAACATGATCAATATGTTCGATATGACCATGATCGATGTTAATATGTGCACCAGTTTCTAGGATGGTTGCGATTCTTTCAAGTGCATCTGCGATGCGATCAGCAGGTGTGTTCATAATTTTTTAGTAGGATCAGGTAAAATAAAAGGTGGAGCATCATTTAAAGATGACTTTCCATACTGTTCGTATTCCTTATACCCTGTCATCTTACCACTAGTTTTCATTAATGCCGACATAAATGAAATAATTAGAAACACTACAGGTGCTCCGATGATAAGAGCAGCAGCGAAAATATAACCAACAATGAATTCAGGAATAGAATGGTTGCCCAGAAACTCATGATTCTCCAGTAAGAAATTGATCATCTGTTTTTCTTTTGTGCAATATTATCCTTGATTGTATTATACTCTGACATTGCACCTGTCAATGCACCATCTTCAACTGTCATGACTTCATCATAACCAGTTTTTTCAATGATTTTATTCTTTATATCCAATTGCTTCTTTTCCTTCTGTATACGTCTCAGAAAGGCATAGTGGATAATCTGTGTGAAGTATGCAAATGGGTTTCTTGATTTTGCTGGATCAAAGTTATGAATATACTGTACACAGTTCTCAATACCATCAGATATCATATCATCACGAAACATATAGTTTACAAAGTTTGGTTTATATGACAGGTGTGTTGCAATCTTGAGGAAACAAGACCCAAGGTAATTGGTAATTCTAGGTTTTGGTAATTCTTTCTCTTTTGCAATAGCAACTTTCTCTCGATAGACTATCAATGCCTCTAAGAGTTCCTTGTTATTTACATAGTGTTCAGACTTCTTTCTAGGCATGACATCTTATTTGTCTTAACTATATTCTATTATAGCATATTTATTTTGATTGACAAGTTTAGTAATAAAGTGGAAATCTTAACATACTTGACATGACCTCTGAATACATGTACAATAACCTTTGTGAGGTTTGAAGGGTAATTAAGACTCTTTTGAATCAGACTTAAAGAGCTCTTCAAGAGATTCTCTTTTCTTCTCTACGCTAGATATATAACCTAATTTGGGGTCGCTAGATAATTTAATTTTACCTTTTTTAGATCTTGATTCAATTACAAAATCATCTTCTTCGTCTTTCTCTTCGATGTATTGCTTATAAATTCTAATTAACTTTTGATCATGACATTCAAACATTGTAATTACTTTATCCATTCTTAGAACAAACATGTCCTCATCAGTATGTTCCATCCAAGGAGTCACCTTAATATAGTTTAAATGATTCACTTGAGACAGTGTTTTCATCTTGATAGGATTATGTAAAACCAAAATAGGCTCATCATCACTCTCGTCTACACAAACGAGGGCGAATATTTCCTCTCCTGATACCAGTTTGAGAATGCTGTAGAATTCGTCACCCATATTACTTAAATGAGATGTTGATGAGATCATAATTAAATTTCTCATAGTTATAGATCTTTAGTCTTTCTATGAGATGGTTGAGTGTGTAATTGCGTCTTGTCTTGTAAGTAGTGTCATCTGCGATATCATATAAAGTTGCCTTCACTTTATTTGTTCCTTTTCTGAGCACTCTTCCGATAGATTGGAGATTTCGTATACGCGACTTGGAGGGAGAAGCGAAAATGATATTATGAAGATTGCGAATATTGATACCAGTAGAGAAAGTTCCGTAGGAGGCCACGATAATCGCATTTTTTTCATTCTCAGTAATCTCTCTAACTTTTTCTCGATCTTCAGCACCCACTCCACCGTGAACAAAAAAAGTTTGACGCTGTTCAAGTACATTACTATTTATCAAGTCAAATAAAACCCTTCCGTGACCTTCTACTCGCGAGAACAGTATCAGTGTATTTCCTTTCAGATCAAGTGCAAGATTTCTTATAAAGTTATTTCTCTTCTCATTGCCTATAATAAACTGGATCTCATCCTCAAAGGTTTCAAACTTTTGTGGTGGATGCTTAAGTAACAAAATGTTAATGTCAAGTTTTGCAACATGACCTTTGGTCATGAGGTCTTTCGTCCCTATAATCTTGTATGA